TTGTTTTTTTTTTTTTTTTTTTTTTTTTTTTTTTTTTTTTTTTTTATAGGTTAATGAGTAAAAAAACTGGGTTTCTGGGTACCGAGGCCCTTTTTTAGGGTAAAACCCCTAGTCAGACCGCATTTGACATGTACCCAGTTTCGTTTCAAAACTGGGTACCGTACCCAGTTTTCTGGGTACCGACCCGAAAATCGCGTTCTAATGTTTCTAATGTTTGCAATCGCAAAGTTGGATTTTCGAGCCCGTACCCACTTTTCTGGGTACCGTACCCACTTTTTTTTCAAAACTGGGTACCGATTTTCGCCCAAAATGTTACCATTTCGTAACCTTTTGTTAACCTTTTGTTAACCTTTTGCTAACCTTCGACCGCCCACACCTCGAGCAAATGCCGCTTCAGAGAACGTCTTCTTCTCCGCAACAGCCGCCTTCACCCTCAAATCGATAGGCGCTTTCGAGGTCAGGTAGTAGTACCACAAGTCACGATATTCGGTGTTCAACCGGTCGATTCTTCCCGCCGACTGTTCCATGATCTTGTACGAGTAGTTCATACTCCAATACACAATCACATTCGTCGAGGTGCAATTCCAGCCTTCAGCGCCCGCCGTATACTGTACGAGATACGCCCATTGCTCGCCGTCTGGCAATCGATCGTGTTGATGCCCATTCCATTCACGAGTCTCTCGTCCGTCCTCGCGAAGTATCTCCCGGAGTAGCTCGAGCTCGTAGTTATAGTTGTAGAATATGATCATGCGGTCATGCGCCGCCAGAATGGCTTCAAGCTCTTTCCGACGGCTCACATCTGTCGAGACAATCCTCCGAAGCAACTGACAAAGTTCGCTCGCCGTCTCAACAGGACAGTCCTCAAACTCGTTCCACCGCTCTTTCCAGACGCGCTTGTATCGCTCACGGCTGTAGTCGGCGACACAATATACGTGATGGCGCTCTGTCTCTCGCTCATACGGAATGTCCACCAAAATCTTATCCCGCAGCTGCGTAAGTCGCTTCGTCCCCACAAACCGATCTATCTGGGGGAAGTTTCTGAAGTTCTTATACACAACGTGTTCACGTTTGAATTCGGTGATGTTCCTATAGAAGCCGTTTGCGATGAACACAGGCGCATAATCCAGCCAAGTATCTCCAGGTGTCGCGCTCAACAAGATCCACTGGTTATTACGCGCGATCTTATAGAACGCCTTCACCCACGCTCCAGACCCTACAAGGCGCTGCTCGTCGAAGATGAAAAATGCTTCACAGACATCCTGGTACTTCTTGATGTTGTTCCAGCTGTCAACGTCAACCCGACACACCCCCTCAACCCCCTCTGAGAGGCCAAATATGGCCATCTCCCGGCTCCATTCGTTTGTGTCCCTCTTTCTGGCTGTGGTGATGATTACCAGGCGCTTAGCGTGGCGTATGGGCGCGTCTATTTCGCCTCCTTTCAGCTTACCGTCGCAGATTTTCGAAAAGAAAAAGGCTAGTGAAGTGCGAGACTTCCCCGTCCCGACCCCACCACAAAGGATGGAGCCAGGGCGGAGAGCCTCTATAGCATTCACCTGAGCCTTATACAGCCCAAGTTTCAAGATCAGTCCTCTACAAGATCGTCAATCCAACGATGAATAAGTGCAATAATATTGGGGAGCTCCTTCGGATCCGTGGCTTCGAGCTCATCAAGATCACAGAGAATCGACTCCTCATCGATAGGCGACGGTTCCCAATACCAAGCAACCTTGAACCGTGTCAACAGGCCCGACACCGACTGCTCTGGGTCTAGGTTACGCCAAGCAAGCGTTGCCATACCTCTGAGAATGTCCCCTTCGGCCTCAGTGAGTGGCTGCCTACTGTTTACTACATCTGAAATATAGCGGAAGGCGTTCTGGGACTGTATGACCTTGTCATCCATTGTTATAGCTGTGTATGTCATCCGGCGTTATCTCAGACTTCCTCGTAATCCGCGTACTTGCTCGAGAGCCCCTCCACCGCAGTGTAGTAAATCTCTTCGAGGTAGGCCTTCACTCCACGGTTACCATTTACTTCCCACACATACGGACGAACCACAAGGTCAACGTTCAACGGCGCAACGCGGTCCAGAACACCCACCGACTGAGCGTCCAGTTCCATCTTACGGCGCCCCTGGATTAGGTAACACTGCGGGTCGATACCACGAGCCTCTGGGTGCGCCTTGAACTTCACCGTAACCGCAAGATGCGCTTCCGCCGGGTCTTCCGGGTGACGCCCCTCTCGCCACTTGATCTTCCACCCCTCCTCTTCAAGCTGAGGCGCCAGCTCTTCGGGGATGACAAGTACGAAGTTTCTCTGTCCGGCGGGATTGTATATCCGCTCCTCGCCGGCGAAGTTCTTGAACAGCAGACGTGCGCCTTCGATGACGATCGGTTGGGGGCGTTTGATTCCTTCGGGCATTCTTTTCTCCGTTTCTCAGTTGTCCAATTCCAGGATTGCTTTGATGTGCTTGTCGTACCCGTCATAAGGACGAGCTCCGTATCCCAGAGGTTTGCGAAGTTCCTTAATCTGCGCCAAATATACACCCGCCGTCTCGAAATCGTTATTCAGAAGATGAATGGCCGCATCATACAGCAGCAGGAACGCCTCAATACCGCGTACCGCAATTGCCTCATTCTCCAGGTCAGCGTGCTGGAACGGATGCCAGAGTGACGCCAGAAGCAAGAGGTCTGTCGCCATCTCGTAATAACGCTTAAGCGTTGGTCCGGTCACGCCGTGCGCCACCAGGTCATTCTTATGGTAGTGCAGACGTACGGCCATGCGCTCGAAGTGCTCGAGTCGAAGCACAATCACGGACCTTTGTCGTCTGTCAAGGTGCGGTTTACAGGCCTGCAAGATGGAGTTGGTCACCACCGCCCGTTCAATCTGCGCCAGTTTGATGGTCATTTATTATCCTTTCGAAAATCTACCCCGAACATCAAGACGTCGAGGTTAATATGCACCATATGGTCTTCGTCTATATGACCTATCGGGACAAGGCGACTAGTCCATGGCGCAGAACTTGGCTGCGTCACACCACTTTGCGATAGTATCGCGTGCTTTGTCGGACAAGGCTCTGAAGTATGAATAGTCAATCGGCCCCTCAAGCCCCACTTCCTTCATTGTTTCCGCCTCTACGAAGCGGTATCCCTTGGTTCCAGCCAAGGCTGAGAACTTGCCTTCTTTCTCTCGCCAGAGCGTTCCACCGCCCTGCGTTACGGGGACGAATGCGCCAGAGCGACCAATATAACGCATCTCTGGTTCTTCATCGGTTCCCGTATTCATATGAATGGACGTGGTAACGGTCTTCTTGATCGTAACGTCGTCGAACACCAGAGGTTCTTTAGAGAACAGCGTCTTGAAGACGTACGGATCGGCGAACTGCGCACCTGTTGCGTGCCACTTTCCGTCATAGTCGAGCGCAATATATACTGCGTCGTTCACAAGGCAAAGTCGCTGGAACTTATCCTCGACCTCGAACTCGTAGCCGTACTTTTCCCCGAACTCAAATATGAAGTCACGAGTCTCCTGAGATGGTTTTGACACTTTAATTGAGTCGGTCTTAACGTGGAGAACGTGCACACCTCGCTCTTCGAGTGCCTTCACAAGGTCTACCATAAACAATGCACCGCGCTTGGCTACAATGTTGTCTTTGTTGCGAGGATCTCTGAACGGGTTATCGAAGTGCGCCGCGGTGAGTCCATATACGATGTTAATAACAATCTTCAGCGCATACGATAGATCGTCCAGTCCGTTTTCATCATCCAAGAACGGCGCAAGAGCTCCGCCAAGAAGCGTGCGCGCTTTGTCGAGTTCTCGGTGTTTGATCGCAAGACGGGCCTCCTTGATGTCACTATAGTTCTTCGTATAAGGCCCAAACAGATTCAGCTGCTCGATCGAGGTTGGGTGCATAGACGCAACGTCAAAGACTTCTACGTCGTAATATACCCCGGGATCGGCCATGACCAATCCGCCCTCACCAGTCGTGACGCCGCGGTAAGTCGATTTGCCGAACTTGTACTCATACCCTGGGAAGTGTTTCGAGAGATCTGTATACACGAACTTCTCGTTTGCGGTCTTGTCGCCCTCGAATAGAATCTTCGCGGTATGTTTAGCTGTTGGGTCATTAACGGACAGGCCTGACAGAGCTGCTAGAATCTTACGAGCTTTGAAGTCAGCAGATCGAGCATAGAATACGGCTTTGGTGGCCTTGACGTCATTAATGCAGTACTTAGCGACCTTGCCCCACAGCTCTTCGGGTACAGGTTCATCCCACGGAAGCCCCAGCTCAAGGTGGTGAATGCCCAGATCCAGTTCAAATCGTTTGAGACTCTGCTTCAGGCTCGAGAAGTCGTAAATATCGCAGTATGACAGCCCAAATGCCTCGCGGAAGTATCCTCCGCTCTCGTTTGTGACGATGCGCTGACTCAGACGGTACAATCGCTCGTTGTCATAGCCGAGGTATCTTGCGTAGAGAATATGGTTGTCGTACTTCCGGTTGTTGAAGCCAACGAGGCGCATCCTAAGCAGCGGTTCAATCTCGCCCGGTGTCGGGTTGATCATCGTCACCGCTTGGTCGCTGCCCTCTCGTTCCCACACCACCACAAAGAGATTCGGGAACACCTCGACATCGTAGAACACGATCGGATCGTCTGTTGGCGGATCTGTAGTCTCTTCGTGTTCGGATTTGTACGGAAACTTCATGGCTCGTTCCATACACTCTCGAGAGTGGTTGCTTGAGCCAGCGGCAAACATAATAACTGCCGGCTCGAGGGACGAGAGGTCATATTCAACGCCAGAAGCGTAGGCCTCTGTCAAGATCTTCTCGATGAAATCAATGTTGGGCTTGGTGGCCGAGTGAACCTCCTTGCGCAAAGCTTTTTCGATCGATGCCCGCAGAGTTCGTTCATTCGTTACAATGTCATTACGAATCACCTTCTGTTTCCTTTCCGGAAGCCCGCCGCTGATCGGGGCCACGGGCAATCCGTTGCTGTAGCTGAACCTTCGACGGAGTGACGAATTACCACGGAAGACCTTAACCTCAATACCCGGTTCGTAGTCTTGCGCTAGTTTTGTGCTATCGCCGTGATAAATATAGTGTAGGTGAACACCGTTTCCGCCCTGCGAGAACTCAGCATATGTCGTCGGCCATTTAGCCGCAGCTGTCAAGTTCAGATCGCGGTCCTTCTCGCCCTTGTCGTTCTTCAGATCGAAGTCGATGACGATATGGTTCTCGCCCGGCTGAAGATAGTGAAGCTTCCGCTCATCGATATCGATGAGTTTTGTGGTTACTTCACTCCACTTTCGCGCAGGCGTTCCCGCCGAAGACGCATATTGCGCTGGAGCCAGACCACAAATATCGCTCAGTCCCGATCTACGCGAATCAAGTATGAGCCGGGATGGGGCAGCCACGTTGGGTTTAACTCGTTCGAGTTTTTCCAGCTTAAAGCCCGTGTATATGTTGCGTCTACGATCATCACGCCCGAGTGCTCGTTCACGGTAATCGGTGAAGTATTCCTTGAGTTCTTCCTGGAATCGGTAGCGCGGAGTGCGAAACTGTAGGCCTGTTTCTTCGACATACTCTTTATACCAGTCATAGGCTTGCTTTAGAGTCACCCCGTCCTCGGCCTCGATGAACTGGTCGGAATAAGACCGCACATAGTCGAAGAACGGGTCGGTTTGTTCAATCATTGCCATTGGAACGTAGTCGGCATAATAGTCCTTACCGAGCCTACGGTATACCTCAAGGCAATGAGCCGCAATCCCGCCTAGTTCGAACGGCAGGCGGGCCACGGCTTGGTGGTACTCGGCTACTGCCAGCTTGCGGCCGGTTGGATGGACATCAATCAAGCGCCTGATAATACCCGACTTTGCGTCGGTAATCTTCACAGGGCGGTTAGTACCCATGAAGAGAAACGCCCGAAGTTTGATGTCACGAGGCGACTTGAACTTCTCGTTCAAGGTCATAACATCGTGGCCAACAATCGAGTTCAGCTTGGTGTTGTCCTCGATGCGGGACAGGTCCCCGTCGTGCTGGATACCAACTAGAGGATTGTTCTTGAACACCTCGGTTGCGAACGCTTGACCGTTGGCGCCAAGAGCCTTGGCTTCGAATGTTGCCACGTACCCCTGGAAGAGCTGTTCGATCAAGTTAATGATCGTAGATTTCCCCGTCCCGGCCTGACCGTAGAAGACCAAGAACTTCTGAATATGACGAGCTTCGCCGGCCACGATAGCGCCAATGGCCCACTCGAACTTTTCGCGCTCCTCCGGCAAATATAGCCGTTTAACAAGCGTGTCATAGCTAGGAGTATCTTCAGGCGCCACCGTGTACGAGAGAGCACGAGTCGCATAGTTCTCGCGCTTGCGCTCATCACTCGCCCAGGTGAGTTCGCCGTCGAGGTCTTGGTAATGGTCTGGTAGACTTGCGAGATACCTCCTCCAGCTGCTCCATGCCTGGGACGAGAAGTCTTGCAGAGAGTGGACTGAAATATAACCGTCCTCTGGAGCAGTCAAGGTGTCAGCATACGCGTAGAGCTCCCGGTCAATCAGTTCGCGAGCTCGATACTCGTCCATTGACCAGAAACCTACGTCCTCGTCCCATATGGCAAAGAACTCTTTTCCGCGCACCATCAAATCGCGGGAGGGGATAACAGAGAACGCCGGAAAGACCTCGATAATAGTCTGTCGAGACCCTCCGACGTTCTTCTGCTTCTCCTTGTGACGGACCTGAACAAAGTCCATGATAAACCTCCTAAATCAGGTCCGTTCTGTCGAGAATATAGTCGCCAAGTTTAGACCAAAGCGAACGACCCGGGTCTGCCCCCTGCCAGAAGAACCCGCCTTCGCCGTAGGCGGCAGCAATAAAGAGTTCTTCGGCACGGTCTTCATCCCAGTTTTCATCGTTCAGCGTGTCTAGACCAGCGACAGCTAGAAATTCCCAGAACCAGCCGGCCATAGGCTGCTCGGCATACGTGTCGGTAGCCAAGAAATCCGCATGACCGGCCAGCTCCAGGAGTACTTCAAGCCACGTAGGCTCTCGCCAATGCGACAGGATCCCTGCTTCTCGGGCTTGCCAGCGGAGCTCATCAACGGCGTCCCGTCGATTCTCGTCGTCAGCGCACCCGGGAACGAATTCTTTACGCGCTAGGAATTCGATCAAAAGCCAGTATGTCCGGCCAGGATCAAGATCATCGTGGTTTGCGACCTTGCCGTAGAGCCAGCCCAAATATGGACTGTCTCCGACCCTCATTCTCCGAGGACGTACTCTTTATACGAGTAAGGGACAGCTTGGATTTCATAGTCGACGCCCACATCCTCGTTGCGGACATAGCACGACTCATCAGGGTCGAGCGCAATATGCCACGAGCCGATGAGCGATTCGGGATCGGGGAGTTGCTCTTCGTTGGTTGAGGCGACGACCCCGTCGATAGTGTAGTAGAGGAGCGTTTCAGTCTCTGGCTGTGGCGCTTCGATGAACTCGTCCTCGCTGATCTGTCGTATACTGGTTCCAGTCCGGATGATCTCAACATCAGACTCGTCCGAAGTCGCGTCGTAGCTTTTGGAAAACTCTTCGTGTTCGTCTCCCACGTCCTTCACCTCCTTACTTTCAGGCTCCCCATCAGCGGGGGCAGAAGAAGCCTCTTCGCGAAGCTCCTTGTAGCGACGCTTGAACTCGGCAACTTCTTCAGCTACCTGTTCTTCCACAGCGTCTTCGTTAGGCTTACTGGTCGCGCGTCCAAGAACAACGCCAACAACGACACCCGCGAATCCGGCCAATACATACTTCCACACAAATACACCTCAATCAGAGTAGATCATAGATGACGCCGTCAACGTTGAAGTCCAACACGACGACATTTTCATCACCCGCCAAATATGCACGGGCGGAGGGGGTATCTCCGGCGAACACTCCGAAGTCGACGAAGCCATCACCGGGCTCACGACCGAGTTCTGCCGCACGCTTCGCTACATGAGGCTTTGTGTAGTCCTTAATCCACCCAACAAGGGCGCCTTCTTTCGTGAGTGGGAACCCAAGAGCTTTGTAGACATCGTTCAGAAATACGACACCGCGCGCATTAAGCTCGCAGTTGAAGTAGTTCTCGAGGCTACGCAGAGTCAAGAACTGCAGGTCACGGTTACTACACCATTCCATTGCATTCTCATCCCAGAGGCGAGAATATAGCGAAGCGCTCATCCACTCGCCGGTAGACGGGACATGGTAGTAGGTGACGGTCGATTCTTTAGTGCCGTCTTCGTGTTTGATCTTGGATTTCTTACCGACTACCTCGAAGGCGAACTTGCTGTCGGCGTCTTCTCCAAGCTCCTCACGGACTCTGGAGCGGTACTTCTCGAGAGCGCTCTGAGCCGTGGCCGCAAGCGAAGTCATAGCCGCGAGGCGACCCTTGAGAATACCGGCGCCCCAAAGGATTGAACCGACGGAGGCGGCGCCGATCAGGACTGACGGACCGTAGATCTGAGCGAAGGACCAAACGCCTTTGCCAATCAGCTTGCCGTAGTCCTTAGCGCGCTCTTTTTTCGGGTAGTCTTCTTCGCTTGCAACTTCAGTAGCCTTCTTGATGGCTTCGTGCTCACTCTTGATCATGTTTGAGGCCGCCTGATGCCAACGGACGCCGCGACGAACGGCCAAGACAGCACCGCCCACGAGGCCTACAATACCTGCACCGATCAAGATCTCAGGCGAGCGGAATTTCACGCGGTTGACCGCGGTTGTAAACAGCGATTTAACACTCACTTGTACTCAATCTCCTTCCAGAGAGTGACGACAGCCATAGCGGGAAATTCAGTCACCTGTACCGCTCGACCTTCGTAGTCTGTGATTTTGTTCTTATCTCGGACCGTTACCGAGGGTTGTCTAAGCCATGTTTTAACTGGTTTTAGGGTGTATTTAACTTCGCAGTTGAGGTCGCCCTTAACTGTTCCTTGGAATATTGCCCCAATAGCCGCTAGCTCTTCCGCCTCGTCCCAGATCTCGTCACGTGGATCGTCCACGATAAGGGTTTGGTTACGTTCGCCCCCCTCCGCGCCTTCGATGGTGAGGCAGGTTGTTTCGGACTCGACCGTGAGGTTACACCATTTTTCGTTCATACCGTAGAGCGTCGCAAAATACTCGGCTACACGGTCGGCTCCTTGCGGCTTGGCGGTGAACGCATCTTTATAACGGATTGCGACCTTCCACCAACCGCCGTCGTAGTAGGATTCGTTAAACGCGCACATCCCGTCCAACTCCCTCAGACGGTCGAGCAGATAGCGAAGTTCTAGACCCTGCGTCGCGCGGTCAAAAGCCCGGCGGAGTTTATAGTTCTTACGATCTTTCGGTGTGATCTCTACAACCCACCCCCCGCACTCGGCTTTGATTGCCGCATTATCCTCTGGAATGCACCAATAAATAGCTCTCTCGAGCTCGTCATACGTGTCAAGGATTTCGGATGTTTTTTCGGTCATGACTGCCCCTTCGTTCCGTGCTCTCTCTGCTTAATGATCGTGATATCAACCCGGTCGAGGTGTTCGATAATGCAGATAGACTCTGCACGGACTGTCTCAAGTCTACTTATCGCATACTGTCTATCTGCCTCGACCATACCAAGGCAGTCGATTTTGTAGCTGTCGCGCTCCATTCCGATACTCCTTTTCAGCTTTCGTTTGTGCATTCGCATACCCAGATATCGTCGACCTCGTTTCGGAATACCGCGGTAGAGTGCCCGTGAGACGACGTCACCTTTATCCGCCAAGGTCCTACTTCGTAGATGCCCGGGGTACGAGTTGCGCCTATGAGACCTATAAGCGCTCGGTCTATAGTGTCAATAACGCGGGGGCCGTTAATGGTTTCAAGTCGCATCAACGTCTCGTTTCAATAGTCACTGGTCGTGGAAGGTCCAGAATATAGCCCGCGCGAGTCCTCCTAATGGCCGCAGAACCGAGCCGTTCCCATCCCCAATTATGATCGGGATGGTCTGTCGAGATCCCTGCGAGGTCGTAAAAGTCGGCCACTGTAGCTACGCCGTAGGCGTCAATCAGGTCCATAAGACGCTCAAGTACGAGATCTGCTTCGGCACGATCAGTAAACACGACCTCGTCAAAGTTATGTTGACTTTTGGCTCGAGGCGAGAGCTCGCGCCGGGGGTCCCGAACGGATCCGTCGGAGCGACCTCGAGAATATGCAGTGTAGTCAGTCCTGTGGCTGGCTGAACGGGCGCCGACCTGATAACCTCGTCCGTCCCCAAACAGAGCACGATTTACAGCGGCCGCCAACGCGTCCTTCAAGTTTGGAACAACAATGTCGTAGAGAATATAATCAAAGAGTGCTCTGCCTGTCTCGGCGACAAGAGCCCCTTTCAATCGCCGCAAACCTCGACTCTTCTGTTCGATCCGAGCTTGCGCTACAGGCTTAATCTGCCTTGGTTGTTTGCTGTTATGGCTGTTGCTGGGTGGGAGGTCAATTTGTGCCATGCGTTATGCTCCATTCATAATCATCATTTTGCATGCCCATTTCGTCGTACCATTCGCTGTCAAGATTGCGGTAGTGAATATACTGCACTTTAGTTGCTACTGGTTCGTGCATATCGGCCACGAATACCTTCGCATCGGGCCGCTTTGTAGGCCATACCTCAAACACCCAAGGACCCTCCAAGAATATGACAGTACATTTTTCCGGGTTGAGGTCGTACAATTCTCCTGCGAATTCGTTGAGCATCCGCAGGCAAGTCTCGAGGATCACTTGTCCCCCCCGTTACCAAATGTCTCAGACGTGACAGCCATACAGATACTAAGAAGCGCCGCGAAGCCGAGAATACACGCTATGATCATAAAGACAGTCTGTCCAACATACATGTTAAAACGCCTTTCTGGTTAAATTGGCTCAGTTACACACCATATACCGAGCCGGCAAGAAGAACGAAAACCCTACCACTTGGGTAGGGCGGTTGGTCAGCGGAGAATCTTTGGTACGAACGAGAACGCTTTTGACAACAGCGGAGACGCGTGCTCAGCAGCCACGATGACGAGGATTCCGGCAATTGATGCAGCAGCACCGATGATCGCGTCCTTGCTGATAGGCTTCTTCGCGGGAGCGATGCGCTCCTTTGCAGCAGCCAATCGGTCAAGGTCTTGAATCATCTGGTGATACGCATCATAGCCGAGATCCGCGTCCTGCATAGATGCGAGGTGCGAGTCGATGATGTCGTCAATGGTTGTTGTGTCAGACATGATTTCCTTTCTGGTCATTATAGGACCAGAATATAAAGATCAGCCGATAACGGTCAGGCCTATGGTGATCATGATGCAACCGATAAGCGCACATATTAGGATAAATTCAACAATTGGCATTACATACCTCCCCAATAAAAAACGGAATATACGTCTCAATCCAGTGCTGATAGAATAATCAAGAATGTTACAACGAGTACGCCGAACATAATGATATTCAACACAACAGTTCACCCTTAAAACGAAAACCCTACCACTTGGGTAGGGCGAGGAAAGTGTCAGGCTTTCGGTTCAATCACTCGCCGTGAGGCCCAGTCCACAAACGTTCCCACAGCATATGCAGCAGCCACGACGCCGAGCGCTTTCCACTTACCACCGTCACCTTCCTCGTTTTCGAGGTTGGCGCGAGTAGCAAGATACTGCACTGCGACACAGGAGGCCACCGCACCAGCAACGGTAGCGATGAGATTGGTCTTGAACGAGTACTTGCGAACGGATTCAAGCATGGTAATTCCTTTCTGTCAATATACCACCAGAAAATATCACTCAGCGGCGAGTGCTTCAGACTTGGCCTTCTCCACGACGTCCTTGGGGAGAATTCCCATGAGGAACTCTTCGATAGCGTCGGGGTTGCTAAACAGCCACTCAATGACTTCGTCCATGGCGCCGCCAAACTCAAAGTCCGACGTGATGTCTGCGTCCTTAATAAATCTATTACCTCGGCGTTCGCCAACAGCTCGACGAAGCAGTTCAGCAATAGCGGCATAGACCTCCGGAACAGACTGAGACTCAGCCGTCTTGGAAAGAAACTCCTTGAGCTTGCCGTCAAACATAGTGTTCCATTTGAGAACTTCGGCCTTGGTCAGGTGGAACCAATAGACGCGGGTCTCAACGCCGTCGAAGCCTTCAACAGTAACTTTCTTCGAGATCATAAATGAGTAGCCTTTCGGTAAAAACGAAAACCCTACCACTTGGGTAGGGCGGTTGGTCAGATGGCGAGAATGGCGATGTATTCACTCCGAACACGACCCAGACGACGCCGGAGTCGAGCGGCTTCGGAAGAGGAACGAGGCGCGAGCAGCTCCAGCAGCATATCGATGGCGTCGATATCCGCGAAGCAAACACGCGAGTCGTCCCGCTTCTCGAGTCCGTCAACAAGGGTGTCGATGGCATCGATAGTGCGGAAGGTGAGGTTGGTGTCGATCATTTTCAGATTCCTTTCTGGTCATTATAAGGTCTGAAAATAAAACCCTACCGCTTGGGTAGGGCACGACGAAGGAGGGGTCGTTAGGTTACTCGACCGGCTCTCCCTCAATCACGAGAGGGTCTTCGCCAGCCTCGAGTTCGGCGTTTGCGCGCTGGGCAATCAGCTGCGCTGCAAGCACAACAGTCGTCCCGGCGATAACGCCCGTAACAACGGGGTGCGCAGAGATCCACTCGCGAATGCGGGTGAGAACGGGGGTCTTGGTGGTTTCTTCAGACATGTTATTTCCTTTCTGTCATTATAGGGCTTGTAAATATGGCGCATCAGCGACCGTAGACCTTCGTATGCAGGTCCTTGATGCGGATCCACATATGCCGGACGATGGTTGTAGCGTAGCGGCGACCTCTCCATGGATATGACGGCAGAAGGGCACGCATCTTTGTTTGGTGCTTCTCTGCCATTTTCAGCTTCTCGCAGAGGTCGGGAACGACGTTGGCGACCCACCAACCAGTTCCGTGCAAGCGCTGAATCGCGTGTTTTGCATAGAGCGCTTGCTCGATAGAAAACAGGAAATATGCACCGACAGCCTCTCGGTCCCAGAACTCGGTGGCGATTGTTGTGTCAGTAGAGTCGGTCGTAGACATGAGACGGTGCTTTCTGGTAGTCAAGAACGATGTATGGCCGACCATCAGCAGCCAGGTCGGCAGAGAAGCAGGGTTCAATCAGGCTGTCGGTATTCCACCCAACGTCGTCGCCGTAACGCAGCCGCTCAAGACCGAGGGCGTCATAAAGGTCATTGAGTGAGGCGTAGAAGTTACTATTGATCTGAGCATTGACGTCGTTCACCGCACCACGAATGTCTTCCATTGAGGCAATGAAATACCTCCCGGAATATGCCTCGAAACAGAGCTGAGAACCTTCAGCAAGATCATCAGCAACGATCGGCGGATCCATCTCTCGAGCTGCGGGGCGTGTTGCTGCGTTTTGAATTTCTTCACGCAGCTGGGGTGTCGCGACGTCTTTCAATGCGGTCTTGAGCTTGTTCAGTTGGCTCTCCACGACAGTCGTCGCTGCTGCAATGGACGCAATGCGCTTACCGAGGATGCCATGGAGACCAATAATACATGCTCCAGTCACCGCCGCAGATGACAGAGCAGGCACGAACTCTTTCCAAGTCAGCTCGATCTTTCGTTTGAATGCAGCTTCGCGCGCCTCATTTCGGGTCAGGATATCTTGGGCCTTGAGCGCCCCTTTGGCTGCAAATACTCCCGTCACCGCAACGCCTACAACCGCGCTGGCTGTAAGGACGTATGGCGTAGCGTCTCGAATCAGTCGTTTCCAGTTGATGTTCATTCAGGGATCCTTTCGTCAAGCCAGTTGAGAATTCGTGTGCGGTCGTAGTGGTTGTCGTTTTTGGCGGTCCAGTACATGGAGGTCTTTCCCGTGCCAACACGAGCACAGGCGGCGATAATTTTAAACGCCCCGAAGTCGTCATCGTCCTTACTGAGACGCTGGCGGATAAATTCGTCGTCACATCCGCGCTCTTTGAGTCGTCGCCGGGTGACGTCGCTGCTTGCATACAGCCACAGAACCGTGCGATACCGGAATATCGCATTCCGCGCAGACACAGGATCACCAATCATAACGTAGCGCTTAGCCGGTTCGAACTCGAGGTCTTTCTTCAGGAAAGCATATCGCCAGAGATCGTCGTGGGTTACGTAGTCGCGAATATGCTCGAGCTCGCCTGCTTGTTCCATACCGCGAAACTCGATAGGCGGGACCCATCCCCTATACTCGTCGCGCTCACCTGGGCGTTTCGGCCTCGTGGTGATGCTCCGGACCCACGTCCACCCCTTGCGCTCGAGAGTTCGAGCAAGCGACGTCTTACCCGAACAGGTCCCGCCAATCAAATATAGTACGTTATCGTGCACCGCTACGCTCCTGTTCCGTATTAATCCACCACTCCACGTTTTTCGCACTCTCGACCCAATAGTTAATCATAGAAGTCTCGCAGTTTAAGCGAGGCACCCAGTAGTTCCTATCAGTTGTGGTTTTAATAGCGTCTAGTGAGGGATCTGCCATTATGCATCCTTTCTGGTAGTTTAACTAGGTCAGAGAACCTTAAGGGTTACCTTGTCGCCTGGGTCTGCGGGCTGGTCGAGAGTCAGCTGGGCGTCGCTCCCCCCGAGCTTAACGGTCCCGTTGATCCCCCCGTCCTTGGCGTTGTAGTCCGCCTTGGACAAGCCGAGCAGAACGCCCAAGAAGGTGCACACTACGGTGACACTCGTTGCGACCTCACCGGAGAAGCCCCACCCCCAGACGGCAGACAAGCCCGCGTACAGGGTCGAAGCTGCGGGGAGAGCAATGAGCGTAGCCCACTTGAAGACATCATAGACTTCGGACGGAAGCCAGGTCTTAGGCTGCTGGCGGCTCGCCTCAACGGCGGCTGTAAGTTCCTCGTCAAAAGCATGCTTTGGTTCGGTCAAGAGGAGTGTCCTTTCACTGGTTGATGGAATCACAGAGTAGGCGGTATCCTCCATAACACCAGACCGGCCCTACAACGATGCCGATGACGTTGAAAGTCACAACACCGGTAATGACAAACATAAGACCGACCAGTGCAAAGAAGAACGCGACGATGACTCCGATGGGATTATAGAAATACATTGTGTTACCTTTCAAGAGTAAACGAAAACTCTACCACTTGGGTAGAGTGTGGAGAGAGGTGTCAGTTTCAGCGGTATTCACGCCACAAAGTCGTGGGCCATTTGTGCGTAGCCATGCGGCAGCTCATGGCGAACCACAACGCACTCAACGCCCAGGCAATGGGGTTGAAGGTTGCGAGTCCGGCGAGCGCCCACATGAGAAACACGATGGCGAGGACGATGCGGAGAGGGTTTTTGGTGAACATTTTATTCCTTTCTGTCATTATAACACCGGTAAAAAAAACCTAGCACTTGGGCTAGGTTGAGAGAGGTCAGAACAACTTTCCCATTTCGTATTCGTCTTGTGCCTTGTACGCGAGGGTGGCAATAATGCTACCGGCGATGATGGCGGTCATGGCGAGAACGAAGATGATGGCGGTCATGGTAATTCCTTTCTGTCATTATACGGTCTGAAAAAAAACCTAGCACTTGGGCTAGGTTGAGAGAGGTCAGGCTTTTGCCAGTACTCTTACGATGTGACGGCATTCGCTCATGTCTTCTTCATGAGCGTCGATGGCTTGGAGCGGGACCTCGTCAACACCGGCCTCGAGAAGTTCTCGGGCATAGTGCGCTTGACGGGTAGCGGTATTAGCCATCGCCCAGTGGAGAGAGGCGAGCAACTGTCGGTCACGTTCGGGGGTACCTAGTGCAGTCATAGCGATCCTTTCTGTCATTATACCGTCTGAAGAAAAAAACCTAGCACTTGGCTAGGTTGAGAGGGTTATCCGAGAAACGGACATGCGATCAGGGCAGAGTACCCGATGGCGGCGCGCATGTAAGTGCGGAGAAAACGTCCTCCAAGAGCGAAACGGTCGTGTTCGTTCAGAGCGGGCCAGAGGAAGCGCAGCTGCATCAGCGAGAAGTTCAGAGATGCAACAGCGTTCCTGGCGCGTTCGATGTTCCACGACGAGAACCAGCTCTCGATTCGGCTCAGATTTTCATCCAAGATTTCAGCGACGAGGGCACGGGCAGGTGTCCATTTGGCAAGCATAATGATTCCTTTCTGGTCATTATAGCGCTTGCTAATTAATCGCGCTTGCTACAGATTGGTAGCTTAGCAACCTCGTCTGCGATTTTCGCAGCGAGGCCATTGCCCCCAAGTTCGACATATGGTTTATATAGGTACTCCAAAAAACCTTTGTATTCGTCTTTTGTGAGCCAGCCGCGCTCAATGTAACCCATTCCAACATGGGAAATACGGTCATATGCCAGTCCTAGAAGTAAATGTGTGCGTGTGTCTTTGTCTGAATCGCGCTTGGAGAGATACGCCCAGAAGCCGGCCGAAGCAAAGACTGCCCCGAACATCGTCCCCCCGACCTGTACCAGCAGCGGAATCATCTCATGCGGCATGGCTTATGCTCCCAGCAGAATATAGGGGCGCCGGCCGACGCCTGTCTGAGAGACCGTCCAGCCGTCAGAGCGGCCCTTATCGTCTACGCCCATCATGATTGTTGGGGTCAGGAAATTACGCAGCCAGTAGCGCCCTTTGGCGCATTTACGCTCTCCGGGGTAGAGATTAAACAGCGGGAGTTGATCCGACCGGTACCCCATATCATAGCGCGTAGTGTTACCCCAGGCAGGATGTCCAAACACCTGCGATTCACTCATGTCTATAAACTTTGTCTGAACGTCTTCGCCGCTGTTTGTACGCCCATTCGCATCGACGGCGGAAGAGACATATTCCGTAAAGGTAAAACCTGCCCCAGACCCATAATTAGATTGAAGCTGTGAGGTTGCAGAGTTGTACATCTGTTTGAGCAGAACTGTGTCCGAACTATAAGCACGAGGCATCGTGCCGGCAGTGCTCATCGGCCCGACTGTAAGCCAATCCGCCGAAACCAAGACGATATGGTGTCTGAGCACCTGAAGCGGGTAGTAGTAGTCAAATGCTGCTACGATCCACTCGTAAGACTGGCCGCCAGCACTTGTTGTGATGCGGTCGTTAATAGCCCACAGTTTGAACTCACCATTACGGATGTCTTGTTCCCACCCGCCTGGTGGACCGATGACGGTTCGCCGGCCCGATTCGCGAACGTAGAAGTTGCGGGCTACGCCGACGGGCTCGTAGCTGGAGGTGGCATTGGCCGCTTTTTGCTCCAACACCTGAATGCGATAGCCAAACCCACGGGCTGCAGACGCCGCTTCTTCGGCCGACTGAATTCGAGAGTCGAACTGCGAGATCTTTGACGCTTCGGTAGTGACTGTCTGTTTCAGAGTGTCAAATTGTGTTACAACCCCGGAAGCCTTAGTTTCGGCCCTGCTCGCGACGGACTGGGCATTAGACGCGGTAGACGCTGCACTGCTAGCCGTACTTGAAGCGGATCCTGCGGTGCGAACCGCCTGGTCTGCTGTGGCTTTAGCCTGGTCTGCGACCTTCTTTGCTTCGATAATAGTCGAAGCATTAGGCGCGGAGCCGAGAGCCTTCTCGGCATTTTTAACCCAGTCTGAAAAGCTGTTCTTGGTCGACGTGACATCCTGGTCCAACTTACGAGCCTTCTGTTCAAGCTCGGTGGTCACTTGCTGGAGTCGCTGGTTCGTATCACGAATCGTGGCATTAGCGTCGCGCACGACGTCGGTCACGTCGATCGTCTTGAGCGGACCCGTGATATATGGGCAGTCCGAAGTTCCAATAGTCGACTCGATGTTGGACTGGGTGATGGTGGTGCTGTTTGCCGGCCGGAAAATATAACAGAGCGGCATCTGCTTAGTCAACGAGTCGTTCTTGAGCCTTGGTTTCAGCGGCGTGGCAGCGGCAACACCTGAAATATAATCGATACTGTTTCGTCTAACGGAGCTCGAACTGTCGAATGTCAACACGACTGCGTCATAACGCGAGTAGTTGGGGTGGCTGTTGGCTGGAACGTTCAGTGAAGCATATGCGTCGTTGTCAATCCATGTCCCCCGACACCAAGCGCGTCCAGAGTTGATGTAAACCTGGCTAGACCTTGATTCGACCCTGAGACCGCCGCCGACTCCAGAGAACACACCGTCGGAAATGATCCCGGTAAAGAGGCTACCGAACTGCTGTGCGCTGTACTTCCTGTCGCCATTTACAGAATCAAAGAAACCTGAAGTAATGGCCATAAATATCTCCTATAGAAAGCTGTCCGCGGCGGGGGTACTGTCGATTGTGGGATATGCCGCGAACCCGTTCTCGATCGTCCACGAGTACGTATATTCCTTGATCCGCGCGTACTGTCGTCGTCCCCCCACCTCGACGGCGATGCGGTCTCCGAGATAGAAGTCGCCGTTCAAACCGTAAGAATATAGGTCGTTCCGTGTAATTTCACCAGTGATGTTGTCGTAGAACGCGTGCTCATACAGTGCACTAACGCCGTACGGTCGAAGAGTTGCGCGAACTCCTGCGTTATCGACGAGCTGAGACTGGTTGTTCCACTGCGGGTCAACGAACATTTCACGACGGTTCAAACCCTTACCATAACGGTTCGAGACGTCCTCGTTGATAATGACGCTGTTGTCCTGTCCGCCCTCAACGTGAACATAGGCGGATGTGCGGTAGGTCTTCGACGTCTTACGATATATGATGTTCGACAGCGTTCCCAGCTCTTCGTTAAAGACGACGGGAAAGGTGTTGTCTTCGCCACTTCGCGTCTTCGGCCTCCAGAACTGAAAGCGGATCTTACCATCTCGCCAGTATGTACGGAGTCCGCATTTGTAGATTTGAGCACAGTACAGGAACATGTCCCATACGCTCTTACCTTTGGTCTCGTAGTCGAGATTGTAGGAGGCCCACGAAGACGGGTTGTCGAACGCGATCAAGTCGATCTGGCGCCCCTTTTCGCTGGGGTTTGCGATTTCGTCGTTGAAGACCTGGATAAGGATGTCGTTTGTAGGGACGCCGTACGGGATTACCGTTGTAGCGACAAGAACTCGTCGCTGTAGAATAGACTTTGCGTCTCGCCCTCGAATATAAACAGCAGACTGGTCACGCCCGCCCTCGTATGTGATCTCTTCGATCACCATAGTCTCATCAGAGTACGGGAGTTTAATGAACTTGTCCATGTAGTCGTCGAGGTACGTCAGCAGGTTAGGGTTTCGCTCAGGAATCCTGATCTCGAACTCGCCGACCTCTTGGTAGCGCTCGGTCCAGATGAAGCTAGACCAACCTTTGATCGCCGCTACCGGCACAAGTCCGTGATTATACACGGGAATAGTTTCCAAATACATTCAGACCCCCATGAAATATGTTGAGTAGTATACAGTTACGGAAGAGAACACATTGACAGTGCGCGACAGCGATGTGTAGACCTCTAGAGAGTTCTCACCGGGCTGAAGTTTCGGCCATTTTGAAGTAATCGTCACAAGCCCAGTCGCTTGGTAGACGGTTCCGTCTGGTTGTCTAACAGTAGCGCCGAACGAGCCAGGACGACTGTCAATCTCTAGAGTGTAGCCGTTCCCTGGTGAATTACCCGTGTTTAGACGGTACAAGTCTACGTTGATCTGGAGCAGTTCGCCTCGTGTGTGATTGTACAACGAGACCAAGCCCGGATTCCCGACCATAGGCATGCGAATCATAAAACCAGAAGGTACTTCGCCTACGTAGTCGATAGTTCGGCTAGAGACTCGCTCCGTGGTATTGAACTCGAGCTCGGTTTTGTCGAGCGCGTTCTGGAATGGGAACTCGAAACCGCCTGCGCGAGTCTCAAATGGGATTCCAGCCTCCCAGTTACCCGGAAGAGTAAGGTATGGCTGAGGACAAAGAACCACGACCTGCACCGACTCGTTTTGTGAGAAGATATTAGGTGTTACGGCTTCAACGTATCCCCGTGCCTCATAGTCACGAACGTCGGTATGAAGTGTAATAACGACGGGCTGTTGGATCGGAAATGCGGCGTAGATCATCCGGCGCGATCCTGGAACACTGTCGCCGATCATCTGAAGTTCAAATGTGATCTGACGTGTCTCCAAGCGGGCGGCGTTGTATCTTGCGCCGTCTTGGTTATAAACGGACTGAAGTATAAGGTTTGATTTAGGCGGGCCGAGGCCCGTAATGTCGTTGATCAAGACGCCCATCTCTTCGGGGCGCTCGAGCGTGAACGTATATGAGTCCCCGGAGGGATTCAGAACAGTGAAGCCTCTAAGCATACACCCTCCAAGATGGCAGAAGCGCTCCATTCTGGAACAGTTTACTTCCATTTTGACATTAGTACGAGAGAGCAGCTTCGCGGATCTGACGCAACTGATTCTGAGTGTTACGGTAGATGTCCATAGCAGACAATGCCTCGGGCGAGGTATTGTTCTGCGTGAAGTTGATCTCGGTTGTGCGGTTTACAGTTTGTGGCGCCGTCGGCGCCGGCGGTTCAGCCTGGCGAGGACGAGCGGCTTCAACGTTGGCACTGATGGTTTGCGGCGAGTTGAACAACCCGCTAAGCTGTTCTGCTCCAGCTTTTGCTTTTGCAAGGTCGAGCACGGGCGAGACTACCGGATTGATCTCTAGATTTAGATCTTCAAGGTCAATACCTTTGAACGCCTCGTTAACACTGTCGATCAGCTCTTGAGAAACTTTTGTAGTCGAAGCTACGGCCCCGCTACCGCCCTCGTCTATACCGATCGCGAGCCCCTCCATAGAGAACCGACCGATTTGCTTAAAGACTCGAGAAGGCGAATGGATGCCCAGCACTCTCTTAACGCCGTTTATTACGCCCTCAAAGAAGCTATTGACCTGGTCTCTGAACCATCTACCAGCGGCCTTAATACCTTCCCATATGCCTTGGACAATCGCCTTGCCAATATCTTTAAGTAGGCCTAAGATACCACTGAACGCGGCCTTTATCGCGTCCCATAGCGCGTTGATAATAGACTTCCCGAGTCGCCCCATAGCTTCTATAAGGGCCATATGGTTCGCGTCTATCGCGGAAGCCAGACCGTTGATGAAATCGATGATCATCTTGGTACCGGCGTCTATAATTTTAGGCAGCGACTGGCCAAGAGCCCTAAGGAACTGTGATATGATATCGCCGACGACGGTCGTGATCTCATAAATATGATCTCTGATGCCTCTAAGAAGACTCAGGATCAATTCCATGCCAGTCTCAACTATCTTAGGCGTGAGGGCCACGAGAGCGTCCAACAAGGATGCGATTAGGGTGACCCCGGCCAGTATGAGTAGTGGTGTGTTATCAATGAAAACCTGGATCATGCCGCCGATGAAGGACGATACTGCAGCCATTATCGTAGGCATGTTCTCGCCAAATATTGCGATCATGATCACAATAGTTTCGGCCAGCTTCTGTCCCATAAATGGTAGAATTGACAGGAATGACTGAATCGCAGCTGTGAGGACTTGAATTCCAGCGCTACCAGCTGTGCCAATTGTGGCCAGACCAACGCCAAGGGCCAAAACGCCAAGACCGAACACTGCGACAGCGGCGGAGAACGTAAGAAGCGCGAGAGCCAGAGCCTGCATAGGTGCAATAGCTTTTGCGAGCAGCAAAGACGCGCCGGCAAGAGCTATAAGGACTACCACGAGCGCACCAACACCAATAGCTACAGGCCCAAGTCCCGCGGCGCCTAGCAGTAGAATGGTTGGAACCAGAGAACCGACTGCAACACTCAGTAGCAGCAGCGATGCGGCCGCTTTAGGGTTCGGTTTAATCTTCGACAGTAGAGCCATGGCACCAACAAGACTTGCCAATGCTACGCCCATCCCGATAATCCCCTGGACGAGGACACCGAGGTCCATGCCGCCTAGCATTTCCACAGTCTTTGTCACCAGAAGAAGAGCGCCAGCCATGGCCAACAAACCCACACCGGCAGGTAGCGCCGTCTCGTCCATGAACTTCATGGCCGTCGTTACAGCCGCCATCACAAGGAGCAGGGATATAAGCCCTTGGGTGAGGACGCCTAGGTCCATAGTTCCGAACTGGACTATAACGTCTACGAGCCGCTGCATGGCGACAGCCATAGCCACGAGCCCTAGGCCGCCAGACGCATCGAACTGGGAGTTTCCGGTGAGGCGCATGAACAAGCCCATAGCCGTCAACACGGCACTGATTGCGAGTACGCCTTGCAGAGCTTCTTCAGCCTTGAGCTTTCCTACTTGCTGAACAGCCAACGATATAGCAAGAAGCGCCACGCCTATAGCAATCATTTGTTTGCCGACGCCGTTTCCTAGCTTATCAAGGTTTGCGGTCTTCGTGAACAGAACCAGCGCCGCAAGTACTGCTGCAATTCCAGCAACACCCTTAACCAGATCTTGCCAGCGCATTTGGCCGAGGATCTCGACGGATTTCGAGACCAGAATTAATGCTACGCCAAGTCCGATAAGACCAAGTGATGTCTCAGCGAGGTCTTTTTTCGCGGGCATTGTCTCGACGGTTCTTACTAGCTTTTTCAGAACCGAACCGAGAGCTATAAGACCAAAGGCCAGGGCGAATGGGTCCATCTTTGAGAACTTCTCTAGCGCTTTAGTCAAGAGAAGAACCGAGACCGATATAACCAGGAGTCCGAGGGCGACCTTCGCGAACTGAGCGCCGGTCAGACCCTCACTCTTTGAAATGAGGTATAGCATTCCCGCGACTTCACCAAGGAGGACAGTAAGAGCTATCAGGCCTTGGGTCAGCTTTACCGGATCGACATTAGCCAGTGCCCATACAGACACAGCAAGAACGCCTATCGCGAAAGCAATAGTAAGCAGTGTTCGCGCCTTAACTTCGCCGGTCAGGGCTTTGAGATGGTTTTTGACAGCATCGACAACTTTGCCAAACTTCTCAATTATTTCGGCGGTGTTCTTGAGGTTCTTCTTAACCTTACCGGCAATCCCCGATAGACGTTGCACCAGCACAAACAATGCCGCGCCGATACCCGCGCCTAGGGTTAGGTTTGTACCTGCCAGAAACTGGTTGTACTCCTCGTTTACATATTTGACACCGTCTTCCTTCTTAAACTTCTTGTTCAAGTCGCGGAAGACACTATGGGCGTCCTCCCAGGCTTTTCGTACTTTCTCGGCAAATCCGGCGGCGGACTGCGCCAGAACATCGAACCACTGTTTAATCTTCTCGAACGCGGCCAACGATCCGGCAGTTGTGACAGCGCCGATCTTGCCAAGCTCCTGATTAGTAGCTTCGGCAGCTTCTTGAGCTGCTGGTACCAGGAACGCCTTGAGTTCTTCTAGTTTCCGCTGTGTCAACGCTGCGAAGTCGCCGAGCGCACGCCAAACATCGACTCCGAAACGGCCGATAGCTTCGCCGGCTTGAATGATGTAGGGTGTAGCCACCGCGATAAGCCATTTGACCCAGTCCCCGAAAGCCTGGACTTGCTTGAGGAAGAAGTCAGACTCTTTTGACGCGGCGGCAAGATTTGTAACCCAGTCGGCTAGACCTGCGATAAACTCGAGAATGCTGCCGTTTCCTCGAGGCAGCAATGTCACGAGATCGTTGAGGAGTGCGCCGATTCCTTTCGCTACTGCCGTAATTGCCTGGACGCCCAAGGACAGTACCGAGAACAACCCCTGGAATATGCGCTTAAGCTTTTCGGCACTGGGTTCAGACAGGACTAGACCTTGCGTGATTCGTTCAAGACCGTGCGAGATAGCGGCCATCGTTGTGCCCATTGCGGGCGGAAAGACGGCATGCCAGGCGTCGCGAATTGGGCCAAGAATTCGGCCTATACCTGTCAAGACATTCTTGAGGGCGTTAATTATCGCGGTTCGGCCGCCGAGATCTTTCCACTGCTGCCACATCTGGTTGCGGGCAGTCGCGGATTCGTTGATTACGGCGCCTAGGGTGTCTGACAACCACGTGAAGAGCTCTTTTGCCTCTTCAAAGTCGCCGAGGATGATGCGCCAAGTCTGGGCCCACCCCGAGCCTTGCGCTTCGCCAAGTGTTTCCAGAAGCTGAGTAAACGACTTAACCTTTGTTGCGGCATCCTGAGCAACCTGCCCCATCTCGAGGATGTCTTTGATCTGACTATCCGAGAAACCCTGTGACTTCAAGGTCGCGGCGTCAACTTCTCCCGCATATTGGCGAAGCGTCTCCGTCAATACTTTAGTCGTGAGCCAGCCGTCTTTTAGCGAGTCGCGAAAGCTCTTGCCGCCGTTGAGTGCTTTTCTCTGTTTCTTATTGAGATCGCCAAAAGCTAGAGCCGTCCGCTTAAGCGCGTCCTGAAACCCCTGGCCGCCCATACCTGCGTTAACAACGGAGTTCCAGTCTTGCAACCCAACACGCCCCGCAGCGATGGCCTGCGAGAGTTGGTACATAGCCGTCGAAGCCTGCTGGCTATTACTACCAGAGACGGCCGCCAGGTTCGCGATACCTTTGATCGACTGTGCGGAATCCTTTAGTCCAACACCCGCCGCGGTGAAAGTACCTACGTTTCTCGTCATTTCAGAGAAGTTGTAGATGGTCTTGTCCGCGTAGACGTTCATCTCGTCAAGGATCTTGTTCACGTCGGCGATGCCGGCGCCCTCCTTACGAGTGTTGGCAAGAATCGTCTGGACGGCATTAATCTGGGTTTCATATTCTCGAAAGCCGTCGGTTGGTGCGTTAAGTACCAGATTTTTAGTCCACTGAAGTGCCGAGTCAACAACACGACTAGTAATGTTAGCCAACGCGGTTATAGCGGCAACTTCAAATGCTCGGAAGCCGGCGGAAGCCTTCTCTGTCGCCTCGCCGATTGCATCCATTTTAACGTCTTGGGCCGCTTTGGTGATCGAGCCAATAGAGGCGACCGCTTTGTCAAAATTGAGCGCGTTATTAAAGTTTTTGAGTGAACTCTGCGTCTGTTTGATGCCCTGTTCGAACTGTTTGTTATCGAACTTCATCGATACAACGCGCTCGTCGAGCTGCTTACTCATGCCGAAGTCACCACCTTCCAAACATCATCGGCGATCTTGTCCATTATTGGTTTAATCGTTCGCGGAATGTAAGACCTACCACGTACCCAGCCCCCGGTGCCTGTTGCGTGTCCGTATTCTAGGATGATGGCGATGGGTACGCCTTTATTATAGTGCGAGTTAGTCCAAGAAATACCCCATACACCGTTTTTATACTCAACCGTGTAGCCCCACGACTGCGCCGTTACGCCGCTGGCTTGAGGTGTGGCAGCCGCGAGCGCCTGGACACCCTGTTGCCCATACGTCTCGAGACGAGAACGAACATCTGGTCGTATGATCTTAGCCAGGAATTGCTGAGTCTTGCTGAAGTCACCGCTGCTGGTTACGCTGAGCACGGAGCCGCTCCTCTGTTTCGGCCCGTCGCTTCTCATTTATAGAGCGGTAACGGGACAAGGTTTCGGATTGCGCCTCTTTCTTACGCTTCGGATTCTGTTGGTAGCCGCAGACACGGATTAGCATCATCAGCCGATTAAGATTCCAATACTGGCACTCGAAAGGGATTCGGTATGCGACCATCCAGCCATAAATCTCTTCAGAAGTCACAGCCTTGGTGCTGCCTTCGGCGCCGCCGCGGAATGTCGTAGCGGTGTGGGAATCTTCGAGGTACTCTTGAATCAGCTTCACCTCGTTCGCCCCCATCCGCGAAAGATCCTTCGCGGAAACCCGTCCCTCCGCCATACAACGAAGATAGTCGATGATCATTTCATGCGACTTTTCATCGCCTCCGATGAAAGGAGTCTTCCATTTTGACTCCCATTTGGCGACAGCAACAAGCGAATGCTCGAGTTGCAGGTCGATGGGCTCGTCGGAGATGAATGTCTCAGTGACTTCATCGTATCGTTCGCCACCGGGGATGCTGAGCTCAAGCATTCGCTTGTTGCCTTTCGTTTATTACGAGACCAGAGTCTTGATCTCGTCGGGTGTCAGAAGCTTAGGGGCAACGCCGTCAGACCCACCCTGCGTGGTTGGAGCCTTGCCATAAAGAGCATCCTGGATCTTCTTAAACTTTTCCTCTTCCACGCGAGAAGAACGGATAATGACATGCGCGGTGGGTGCCTTGCCGCTCACGTTAGTCTGCTCGGTGGAGAACTCCCAAGAGAGAGTCGTTGGTTCGGGGCTCTCATTCAGCGTCTCATTGTCTGCGCTGGAAGGAGAGGCCTTACAGCCGTATGCAATGTGAATCTCCTCGCCGAAGTCATAGCCTTTAACGTCGGAGGCGATCTTAGTCCTCCAGCAAAGGGCGAACTTGCGACGAGACTGCTGGGTGATCGCAACACCGGGAGCAATCTCAGCCTCACCGTCGCAGACGTCAAACTCCTTAGGCGACTGGAATGCCTCGATAGTGCCCTTGAACTTCTCAGGGGAGATCACGACCGCATACACTCGGTTATCGGCGTACTTTTCTGTAGCTTCTGCGCCCTCAGGCGACTGGCTGATCTTGGTCAGGCCATTCCAAGCTACGCCTTCTCCGTAGTTTCCGCTGTCGTCCATGACGAACAGAACACCGCGGTCCACGCCGCCCTTGTAGAGGCGCTCACCGTCTTTATCCCACACCAGAGCATCTTTAGCCATGCGGGTTCCTTTCGTTAGTTGTAAATTGTGAACACATCATGATAGAGGTTGTTCACAGCGTAATGCCGGTTCATAGCGCTCCACGGGATACTTAGAATCTTCTCGGGGAGCGGGCTGTCGGGCTCTCGGTAGATAGCCACCACCTGGTATTGCGCGTGCTTGATGTACGGGGCGTCATCCGCGTGACCAATATTGTAATCGACCTTAGAGTAGACAATGCACGGATATTCAAGCTGCACAGATGGTGGAGGCTGATAATACACTTTTGCAGAGCCCGCGACAGCTTTAAGTCTTTCATGGAGCCGCTGGCGTGGGGCCATTGTACACCTTCCCGACCGTAAGCGACAACCGAGGGCGCCGCACTTCAACATAGTTAACACGCCACCTAGTTCCGCCCCACACCACATACCGGATGTTGGTAAAGTTCTGAGACGAGTATGCGTCCATCATTACGCTGAATTCGTGCGACGCCACAAGGTCATCGTTAAGATTCTCGCTCGTCTCCCACCGACGGGCTATACGGTTCGCATCACCGATGGCTTTATGCTCAACGATTCGCTCCTCAAATACCCCGTCGGTGGTTTCGACGTAGTCGGCATACCCTAGCATGCCAACAAAACGTGCCATTTTGACCGCTATGCCGTCTTGCGCTCGAAGACCACGGCGGACTTTGGCGTGGTGAGAGCACCGCTCATGTAGACCTCGAACAGGTACTTCATCTGGTTGAAATCAATATCGAACTGATCGAAGTAGCTGATCTCGCCACCGTTGTCGTTACCGAGGGTGTAGTCACCCAGGTTGACAGCGATACCCATAAGATTCACCTCAGTCGCGCCGTCGGTAAGAGTGCGCTTCAGACCGTCAAACTCGGGGACCTCGACGATGTTGGCAACACGCATGCGACGGGCGAGAATGTCGTCCGTCGGATACATGTACGCGCCATTCTTATCCTTGACAAGCTGGAGGTCGACCATCGTCTGAGGCGACACGAACAGGGTCGGCGCACCCTTACCGCGGTACTCTACCATGCCGCGAGTAATAGACTCGACGAGATCGACGCCCTCAACAGTCTTATCGAGCGTACGATGAATACTGTAGAGCTCGGCGTCGGTCCAGATCGGGCGAAGCTTCTCGGGGTCGATCTTTTCGGCGGAACTGGTCTGACGGCCGTCACCGACCAGGATCGCGCGAGCAAGTTCCTTGTCGAGCATGACGCGCATTTCCTGCTTCACGAAGTCCACGATATTGAGATTGGTGGCATCGATGATATCCTGGCGATCCAGCTTCTGCTTCTTGTAGATCCAGGTCGGGTACGTCTCACGCTTCAGAAGTTTGAAGACCTCTTCGATCTTCTTCGCGCCCTTGGTATAACCCTTAGCCCGCGCCTCGTCTGCGGTGATGTCGGCGTGCAGACTCTTCACCCTCCCTTTCGGGAAGCGGCGTACACCACCAAGAACATTAGCGACCCATTCCATCCGATTGGCGATGAAATCGGGGGTGTCGGAAACAGCGGTTGCCTCGGGGAAGAGGTATTCGATCTTCTCGATGCCATACTGCGCAGCATGCTTCAGAACGGTGTTGCTGAATTTGCCGCCGGACTCGATTGCGTCCCGGATCATGGTGTTGATCTGATCGCCAGTCATGGTGTGCCGAATCTCGTTCGTCGCAGCATTGCCCTGGAAAACGTTGTGGGTCAACTCACTATCCTTCGTGTCAGAGTGTTTGATAGAGTCAGCGCTTGCAGCAGAGTGCTTCGTTTCGTTGGCCGGCGCCTCATCGGCCGTGTCGTCTTCGTCGTCGAGTTTTCCAGCGGCGGCCTGTTCGACAAGCCAGGCGACGACATCTTTCTCTTCTTCGCTCATGCCGTCAAGGATATCGGCGACAGTCTTAGGCTCAGATTTGTCTTCAGTGGCGGACTCCGTATCGTCGGAGTGCTGCAGAATTGCGCCAAACTGCATTAGCGCCTCTCCTTCCATTTCCTCACTAAACCCGTCAGAGTGAGTAAGGTATATTTCATCAATGCGAGCTTCCGGATTCGCCCCTACGAGTACGAGAGAGACTTCACCGATGTCGCCATGCATCACGGTCGTGCCCTGCTGTTTAAGATTTCGCGCAAAGATAGACAGCGAGTTAAGATCGCCATGTTTGACGAGCTCTTTTGCGGTGTTGGCGGACTGAGTTTCGTTGAAGAAACATTCTGTATACATGCCGTCTTCGCGGTGAGCGAGGCGTGCATAGCCAAGGATGTTGTCCATGGCGTTACCTTTGTGCTCCCAGACGAGAGGAACAGTTGTCCCGTCCTGATGTTTAAATGCTCCCGGGGCAATAGTTCGGCCGTCCGAGCACAGAACATTAGCTCGGGTTGCGTATCCCGAGAAGTCTGCTTTCATTTTGACCTTTCGTTAAACGGCGTCCAGTGCCGAAGTCGTGTCTTCCACTGGTAGGTTCGGATTTCTAAGTTTGTCAGCGTCGGGGTCGTTAGCCGGCGGCAGCCCCAGAACCGAGCGGAACTCATTAGGCGTAACGACCTGGTTTCGGATAAGTTTGTCCCCGAGTTCTGCCAATTCGGACACCGGCACCAATGAGAACGGTTCTGTGAACGTAGACAACTCGTGTCCGAGTCCACGCGCAGTAGCTGTAAGGAATTTTCGACGCAGTTCTTCGACGACTGCTTCCACCAACGGCTTTATTGTCCGCTGACGATAGTTCATCATCGTCGACTCGTTAGCCGTCCCGGCCAGCACTTCTTCCGTAATGCCAAGTTCGGCGTGAAGGCGCTTCGTAAGATACTCGATCTGCGTCAGAAGTGTGTTCTCTACAGGCCGATTCAGCTGTGTAATCTTCTCAGTAGCGTCGGCATAAGCGATTCCATATTTGGAGCCCGTCAGCTGATCGGTAATTTCGCCGAGCCGCTGCTTGGCCTGCTGTTTTCTAGCTTCTGATCGGACAGTGTACGGCAGTTGGAAGATCAGGTCGAGCTTGTTCGCGGCTGCCGCTTCATCAGCAGAATCTAGCAGAGAGAGTTTGTGCGAAAGACGCTGGAAAGTAGAGTTCGGAGCGTTCAGAATAGGGTACAGTGGTGACTCTATAATTGCCACGGTTCTCTTTGGCAGGACGACCTCGTCTAGCTCTCCGCGTTCCTGGTTGAACAGTTTAACCCGAACAAACTCGGGGAACCACTCAAGGATCTCGCCTACACGCATGGTCTTTATGTCGTACGAGGACGACTTTGACGGGTCGAGTGTGGTGTCTACGGGGACAATCGCACAGACGCCCTTATTGAGAAGTGTCTGGAAGATATCGAGTCTGAGGGCCTGTGCGCTTTGGTCGATATTAGCCTCGATGTTCAAACAGGTATGCAAACCGTCCCTAATTATCTCGTCAGTCTGACCTTTTCCATTCATTTTGACGTGATGGATCTTAACCGCGGCGCAGTCCATCGCAATACGAGTTTTAACTGCCGCCAGGATTGACAGCTCGGTACTAATGTAAGTACGATTGACGGGACTACGATTATACCAACCATAGCTGTAATCGACTCGAGTCTCGGGTTTGCGGAAGGCGTTCCACGCATGGCGAAGTCTATCACCAAATGGCGCCATAGCGCCTCCTTTCGTTATTCAAACGCATCTCGATGTAATTTATACGCCACGAAAGCGTCCATCAATGCTGCAACAGCATCGACTTTGTCTTCTGCCCGCTTCTTTAGAAGCTTGCGATTCCCGTTTGTGTCCTCCATAGTAATTGCGTTACCTAGGCAGAACGACATGAGCTCTTCATCAAACAGGAGTTCGCGCCGGGAAGCAAATGTCTTAAGTTCGCCCAAAGGCACAGACTCTGTACGGGCGCCCTGTTGGACTTTCTCGATACCGTACGGGCCGTTCTCTATCTCCCAGCGTGCTACGAACTCTTTCGCATTATACGGGTCGTAACCGAACGCGCGAACGTCATAAGAATTCGCCTCAATGAATCGATCAAGGTCATCATAGACGCCTCGATCCACCTCCAGCATCGTGCCGGGGAGCACCACGAGAGAGCCTTCATCCAGAAACTCTTGGTACTTGAGTCTGAGGGCTGCATGCAGTCTATCAAGGGTAACCGCTGTTATGTAGGATCGAGTTTTGACGCCGAAACCGCCACCCGGTAGCGGGAAGAGGAACGTAAATGAACAGAAGTCATCGCCTCTAGACAGGTCGGCGCCCATAGCACACGGCATCTTCCAGAAGTTCTTTGGTGGATGCGGTCTGGTTTCCTCGTAAGTGAAGAAGTAGGTAAAGCCCTCGAGCGGGATGCCAAATCGTTTCGCCAGAATATCGTTTCTGGCAGATGGGACCTGTTCGGCTCGATCGACGTCCCGCTGATAGGCGTCATATGAGACTGTAATGCCTATGTTGGGCTGCGCTTTGACCCACATTCGAGGGTCAGAGACCTCTTTCACGTCATCTAGCTTGTAATACCAGATAGAGACATGCGGCGCAGTCATTTCTCCGCGCAGGATCTTCATCAGCTCCATCTTTTGCGCGTCGCCGGCGCCGTTTCGCACGGTACCCTCAGACGAGATGGCGATGATGGAATACTCTTCGTGCTTGGAAGAACCCTGCTCGATGGCGCCGATTACATTCTCGCGCACGTCTCCCGACAACCATTCATCAATTGTATTGTATTTTGACCGAAGTGACTGAAGCCGGTCGATAGACATCGGGCGAATTTCAACCAGAGAGTTTGTGAGGAAGTTCTGAATTCCCATCTTTGTTGGAGCGAGCTTTTGGCGCTTAGCAGGGTCGCCCGAGGTGTTCTTGTTTGAGCCGTGAGTCAACATCTTGAACAACGGACCTCGAGCGCGTGTGATGGCTGTACGAATAGGCGACAGCACCTCATCCGCTTGGCGCATGGTCGGGGCTGTAACGATCTGATGAGTAGTAGAAGTGTCGATATTGAGCCAATACGCCTGCCACGTGGCCGCGTACATAGACTTAGCTCCGCCTCGCGCCACGATAATGTACTGTTTTTTAGTAAGACGCATCTTCTTACGCCTTAGCTCATAGTGCCCACCGGGGCGATCCTTGTGCGGTACGAAGACTGTACGTTCCGTGAAGTAATACCAGCCCCAGAGCTGCTCAGCCCAGAGTTTGAACGAGTCGAGCAGATGGAGATCGGCGCCATCAGTTGTAGTGAGTTCACTCTCACAGTACTTGATGTATCCGTCGATAGCCGAATCATCGAAGTACATGTTCGGGTCTGCGATCAACGCGTCAATACGGTTCATCTCCTGCGAAATCTCTTCGCACACGGGTATTTCGCCGCGCATGACTTTATCGCGGAAGATGCCGTAATAGTGCGGGGTCGCAGTGTTTGAGAGCGCCATCTACTTCCCCCGGGGCTTGACTTTTCGGCCCTTCTCGTCAATGACGCTTCCGCGTTCGAACATGAAGTCCCCGTACTGATCTCGGATTTTACCCTCTGTGGTCTTTGTAGTCGCGGGGGGGCCGTTATACGTGCGCTTGAACTCGGCGGCCATGTTATCCCATCTGCGGCGGAAGCTACTTCGAAAATCTCCGCCACCAGAAGGGGGTTTCGGTCCAGGCTTTGTCGGCAGGTTCTGGGCACTACTCGGCGGGTTGTTATCGGAAGGTGTATTCGCCTTCTCCCGAGGAGCCTTTGTTGATCCTGTCTTGGTCTGACGGATGATCTGGTCGAGGTACCCCCGGGCCTGCTTTGAAATGGCGTTCGCCGCGATTGCGGAGGCTTGGGCAGCCAGTTTATCGCCGACTCTGTACACAAACTTCTGCCAGCCCGAGCGAGTCAACTTAGTGTATTCGGCATCCATTTTGATGCGATCGATTGTGGCGCGAAGCTGCTTGTCAGACAGATGCGCTGTCTTCTTTCCGCGAATCAGGCCGCCAGATGGTTCGGGCGACGTGTTATGGTTTTCGCCGACAACGGCTTTCGTTCGGACTTCAGGCTTCTTTTTATCTCCAACTACAGCCATCCCCCAGAACTTCGGGGCTTTTCTCTTTGCAAGTCGCCCCGTAACCTCGCCGCTTGAGCGAGATTTTCGAACGCCCCACTTCATACCTTTAACACCATGATGGGCTAGGGTGTCTTTCTCCAATTGTCCGCACCTCCTTGGTAGCGCTCGGCGTGAATGTTTATACGCCACGCAAGCTCTTGAAGTTGTTTGTCTATGGCTGTGACCAGAAATGCATTTTGAGGCGGGTCGAACAGCTGACGCACCTTGAGGTAGACGAACGGTTTGACCTCTTCAGGAAACTCGCTGACAAAAACTTGGGGCCAGTCGGTCTCTTGGTTGGTCACGCGCGCCTTAACGTCGACGCCGAGTTCTGTCAAAGTGCTGAGTGCAGAATTAATAAATGCACGAAGTTCAACATCGAAATCGTAGTTATCCCAGGCGATACCACAGAATGCTTTTACATCAGCGAGTACACTCATGCGGGCCTCTTTCCCCAGAGACACGTATCGCCGGGTAGGCGAGCGACGACCGGTTTTGGAAGAAGCCCGTCATCGCCATAGTGAATTGCTTGGTGCGTTCTCATGCTCACACTGATCAGGTAGCGAGGGTCAATAACATCAGGATTTCCGCGCTTCAGGTCTATAGGCTGCATCGGGTTCATATGATGAATGTAGATTCGCCCGTTGATCGGATAATCATGGTGCCCCATGTCGAAACCATCGTCTCTAACTATGACTTCATCACGGATCAACTTCCACTCGCTACTTTGATAGAACCTCTGGTTCATCCAGCGATCCCCGCCGAAGGTCCTTTCGCCAACCCTCTGCTTAATACGAAGATATCGATACCGGTCAAAGTAGTCATCGAGCGCGAAAAGCTCCTCAGTCGTCCTCAGCGCCACCGCGATACTCCTTCATTGCTTCAAGGGCTTCTGCATAGAGCTCTTCGATGCGTTGTCCGGATTCGAGCGCCGAGACTCGGGCCTTGAGAAGCGTATTTTCGTTCTCCAAGCGCTCTCTTTCGAGCTCTTCGCGAACCGGGTCGACCTTCAGGAACTGAATAATGAGTTGGTTGCTGGCTGTTCCGTCCTCAAGCTTAGCGGCAGCGAGATCATAAGCCATTGCTTTCAGCTGATTGGCTCTCCCTGCGGCCGTTTTAGCGGGTGGACGGCGACGTTTAGTTGTGGCTTCGGTTCGTTTCGCCGCCATCGGCCGCCTTTCTACTTGTCTTTTGACCCAGACCTCTCCAGATTTTGCCCCTTCGGGGAATTTTCGCCCGCTCTCCGAAAATTCCC